GGTGGGTGGATTATTTACAATTTTGCTCGTGAAAAAAGCAACGGCAAAGTCAATTTCAACATCAAGTATTTCCACGGATCAGGGGGAGGCGGACCAGTAACTAAGGGTACAATTCAATTCAACAGAATGCAGACCTTTGTTGAGGGTGCTGACTTGATATGGATGGGGCATGTTCACGAAGATCATGAATTGACCTACACAGTTGAAAGATTAACTCATAATAACAAAGTAAGGCTAAGGGATATTTTGATGGTGAGAACTGCAACTTACAAAGAGGAATATAACGAAGGCAAAGGAGGATGGCACGTTGAACGTGGGGCAAGTCCTAAGCCTTTAGGTGGTCGATGGTTGGAGATGCATCCACAAAGAGTAATCAAAGACGGCAAAGAGGAAGTCAAAGTAAACGCTTACACATACAAGATCAGATGAAAATTGAAGTGAACTACATATTCCGTGAGGACATGATTGATCCTATATACGAACAAATAGGATTAGAAACCGAATCACAAGAAGTTGAGATAGTTGAACAGGGTATTTTGGATTTATCAAAAGTTGTAGCAGCTACACAGTTTTATGAGTTAACACAAGTATTTTGTGAAGGATCTCACGCTTTTTATATAGATTTGCCATACGAAGATTTTAGATATATATGGATGACATTGTAAATAACCCTACTCACTACCAAGGGGAGGTAGAGTGCATCGAAGCAATTAAATCAAGTATGAGTCATGAAGCATTTAAGGGATACCTTAAGGGTAACATTATTAAGTATATTTGGCGTTTTGAGCGTAAAAATGGACATGAAGATTTGCTCAAAGCACAATGGTATACAAACAAACTTGTCAAAGAAAATGGGTAACATTAACAACGCAAATTTAGATTACATCCTAAAATGGGAGGGTGGCTTATCCAAACACGAAAAAGATTCAGCCGCTTTTGATGCAGTACCCGATGGTACAGGCTATCACACAAACAAAGGAATTACATGGACTGCATGGAAACAAATTTTTGGTACAGACAAAGAAAGTGTACGAAGATTCTATGAAATGTCAAAAGAGGACTGGAAACAGGTGTACCAAGTTTATTGGGATGGTGTAAAAGCAGATTTAATTGATTCAGATTTAGTGGCTGAGTTTATGGCTGATTTTGCATGGGGATCAGGTGTTGGTGGTGCTAATCGTCAATTACAGTTTTTTTTAAGATCTAAGGGATTAAAAGTTGCAGTTGATGGTGTTACAGGTAAAAATACATTAAGTGCCTTAAATGGGCTCATAGAGGCTCATGGCGAGAAATGGGTATTTGAATCGTTATATTGGCATCGTATTGAATTTTTACGTCATTTAAAATCTTTTCAGCATTTTGGTAAAGGATGGATAAATCGTTTAGATGATTTTTATAAATACGCATTGAATCAGTTTGGCTAAAACATTAGCAGATATTGGAAAAGAATACAAAGAATTTGAGCCATCAACCGATGGTGGTATTCTTGATATTATAAAAAATTGGGGCAATGAGTTAATACAAGGGTTTCAAAAAAACCTATTTAAAAAACGAACATATCAAGGCAAACGTGGTCCATATTCAGCCAATGCAATAGCAAGTGGTCGTTTATACCAAAATATTGAACCATCATTTAAATCAACAGAAAAAGGTTACAAGATGACAGTAACCATGATGGATTATTGGGAGTATGTGGAATATGGTAGAGGAAAAACACAAGGCGGTGGATCGGGTGAAGTTTACAAAAACATATACCAATGGATAATGAATAAACCATCCATGCAAAAAAGTATTGCTCAATCACCTGATAGAATAGCCGCCACAAAAAGTTTAGCATACGTTATTACAAGAAAAATTCACAGAGAGGGTACAGTTGCAAAGCCTTTCATTAAACCTACTTTTAAAGAGGTTACCACACAAACATTGGCTAATCGAATTGCCAAATATATTGCCGATACATTAGGCGAACCATAATTTTTTTACCTTTTTAGTAAATAATTTTTTTAGATAATAAAAAAATATTATCTTTGTTCTATGGAAATAGAACAGATTATAAATCTAATCAAAATTAAAAAGCGACATGGCATTATCAAGCGTGTCAGTCAGAAAACAGGTATCAGCCAACCTACGGTCAAAAAATACCTAAATGGCGATGTTATTAATCCCAAAGCATTAGTTGTATTAAAAGCGGCATTGGAGGACGTAGAAAATGCATAAATTTATATACGTCACCGATAAGCATTTAGAGATACGATATGCTTTCCACACTCTTTTATATGATGTTAAGGATTTCGAAGAATGGTGGAAAATCAATTGGGCAGATCATTATCAAGATTATATAGAAACAGATTCCAATGGTGCGGTACCATCTAACGAAGATGAGATACCATACGAAGAAATACGTTGGGATTTAATGACAGCAACAGAGTTATATGATTTTGCCGCAGATTTTGTAATGCAAGATAATGTAGAAATTAAACAAATAATTATATGAAAACAAGTAACGAAACAAAGAACCTTGTAAAAGCTTTATTTGACTTTCAAGGTAAAGTAAACGCTGTAAAAAAGACAGCCAAGAACGATCATTTCCACAGCAAGTATGCTGATCTAACCAGTATTTTACTAACTATTAATCCTGTGTTACAAGATCTTGGATTATTGGTAACACAACATCCACACGATGATGTATTGGTTACTAAGGTTTATCACGTGGAAAGTGGTGAATGGATGCAATCTGAACAAGTTTTAAGAATGCGAGATCCAAACAATCCACAACAATATGGTTCAGCATTAACTTATTGTAGACGATATGCCTTAGCATCCATATTCAATCTAAATCAAGAAGATGATGATGGTAACTCAGCAAGTGGACATAAAGTAACCACAGCAAAAGAAACATTGACACCGAAGCATCCAATGTGGCAAAAAGCTTTACAACACTTACAGGATGGTGGATCAGTTAAGGATATTACAAATAAATATGTAGTTAATAAAGATCACCTTGAAATGTTAAAAGCAACTAAATGACTAATGGAAAACAATTTTAAACTAATATAAAAAAACATGAAACTAGGAAAACAAAGACAAACAGAAAGGTACACTGATTTTATGAATGCTGTGTACAATGGTGAAAAAGCCAACACTCGTTTATGCCGAATTTATCAAATTAGCACAAACACAGTAAGAGCATTAAGGGAGTTGAAATTTATTGATGATTATGGATTCAATAATATGACATTACAGCCCAACAGAAAAATGGTAAATCTTGTAATGAATTATAATAAACAAATACATAAAGAATACAAGGATGGTTTATTCCCAAAGCCAATTTCAAAACCTGTAAAAAAACCGAATGTATCCAAAACACCAATAATGAATACAAAAACATCGGAAATCAATCTATTTTGGGGCATGATAAAAATTATAAAGTAATGGAATTATTAATGACCAAAACACAAGAAGAATGGTTGGAAGCTCGTAAAAATAGGTTTACTGCTTCGGTTATTCATAGATTAATGGGCACTCCTCGTGGTGGAGGGGTGCTTACTAAATCTGCTGAAACATTTATATATGAAAAAGCGGCAGAGATCTTAACAGGTGAAACCAAAGCGATATATGGTGAAGCACTTAATTGGGGAATAGATCATGAAGCAGAAGCATTTCAATCTTTTCAAGAAACACAATTTGATGAATACAATTATTATGGTGGAGAAACATACGTTTTTATTCCCTATGGTGAGTATAGTGGATACAGCCCCGATGGATTAAATGATCAAGCCATTATTGAAATTAAGTGTCCATTCAATAGCGGTATCCATTTAAAGAATCATCGTATCGTAGATGGCTCTACATTAAAAACAATGCATCCCGAATATTATTGGCAAATGCAAATGGGCATGATTTGTACAGATACTAACAAAGGCTATTTTATATCATACGATCCACGAATGCCAATACATAAACAAATGCACATAGCTCAAATAGAACGTGATGATGTTAAGAATGATATTGATGAGAAATTAGCCATAGCCACAGAAATAATGGATAGTATATTAAAATAATTTTTTTATTATCTAAAAAATAGTTATATTTGTATTATGGAAGTACCAGTTATATTTTTAATCCCAGTTGGTTTGATAGTAGCTATATGTGCATTAGCATATTTAAAGCTCAAAGATGATTTCAAAGAGTTTAAAAAACTTGAGGATGAATTAGAAAGACAAGCCAAAGAATCAGAAAAACCTTATGTCGAACCACTTTACAGAAGGAGATTTAAAAAATGAGTAATCTAATCAAATCAAAAGTAGCAGATCTATTA